ATGTAGAGCGGAAAACGTTTTTGCACTTTTTTCTAAAATATTTTGCACTCACACAAGCTTAAAATGGAGTGCAAAATATTTTTAAAATTCGATGCATTTTTAATCGCGTGATAAGCTATCTCCCCTCATTAAAAAATCTTCGTTTTAAAACGTTCTGCATAAATAATTTCTTTATCCGAAAAAAATTATCTCACCTTTATAAGGTGCCGGGCATTTACCCCTGCCCGGCGTGGGGTTTTAGTGGTAAAGTTTTTTCGCCCTAATTCTTGCAACGGATACGGGCGAAAAAAATCACAACCACCACTAAGGATATATCCACATGGATATCAAATATGATGAAGAAACAGGTCTGACTACCGCAATTATGATCCAAGATACTTCTGGCGCTGTCCCATGCCATATGCTGCATAAACACATCCCAGATGATAACGATCATGATGACGAGGACCGAAACAACGAGGAGTAACTAAGCAATGTCCGGACAACCAACCAGGAACGAGATCTACTTTCGCATTTGGTATAGCTACTGGCTCGAGGTAATGACGGAGACGTTCAATCGCCGCCTTGATAACTCGATACATGCTCTTTTGCTCACCCTTGGCGCACTGGTTTCGGTTACACACCAGCCTGGTTGGGTGTTCGGCATTATTATTGCCGCCCTGAGCGCATGCCAGGTCGCCTGGCAATATGGCAAGCAAGGAGAGGCTGCACGACAGCAGGCCCGTCGTTATGTAAAACTTATCGGACAAATGCATAGTCTGAGTCCCCAGGAAATTTTAGATCACCTCGATGTCATAGAAGAGTTTGACAGCACAGCCCAGTCGTCACTCTTTAATTCCGCTCGAAACCGTACCTTTATTTCGCTTAATATGCGCCACCGCGAAAAACTTACCTTGTGGGAGAAGTTCATTTCCAGTATTGCTGGCGGCATCCCGCGTTAGAAGCCATTTAGCCGGGAGAATTATTTTCCGGCTAATAATTAGTGATAATCAGCTCAGATACTTGGTTTTTATTTTGCGAACCCACGGTATAGTTTGTCCTGGCCGTGCTGATGTTCAGCCCACTGAAGACGTCTCTCATTGTCGGGTGGTCATTTACCGAAATTATCACTTTCCCTTTCATGTCCGGGCTCTGGGCCAGTTCAGCCATCAGTTGATACTGCTCAATGCCGAAGGGAACGCCATAGCCCGTTGTGTTCCAGTAAGGCGGATCAAGGTAAAATAGCGTTTCCGGCCTGTCGTAGCGTTTCATACACTTCAGCCAGTCGAGATGCTCAATAGTGACCTGCTGAAGACGCTCCCACGCCCCGGATAACGTTTCTTCGATTCTGAGAATATTCAGCGGTGCCGGTCGTGTGACCCGGACCCCAAACGTCCTGCCGTGGGCTTTTGCACCAAAGGACAACTTCTGCAGGTAGTAAAATCTCGCCGCGCGTTGAATATCTGTCAGCGTGACGGAGGGTGTGAGATTCAGCCACTCAAATATCTGACGGCTGGTTAATGCCCATTTAAACTGCCGGATAAATTCTTCCAGGTGGTACTGGATAACGCGATACAGATTCACCACCTCCCCGTCGATATCGTTCAGCACCTCAACATCTGAGCGTTCCTTCATGAAGAAAAGTGCCGCACCCCCGCAAAAAGGCTCCACATAGCAGGTATGCGCCGGGAACAGCGGCAGCAACACTTTAGCCAGCTTGCGTTTGCCGCCCATCCAGGGAATAACCGGACTCGCCATGTCTGATTCCTCTGTTGAGAAATGTCAGCAGCGTTTCGCTGCTGACAGAGTTTTATATAAAAAGTTTCAGCTGCCTGTATTTCCGGGCTGACTGGCAGCGGCTTTTGTTGCGGCTGCATCATCAATTTTCTTGCGAATATAATTGCGAATAACCTTATACCCTCCAGAAATGAGATACAGTGAGCAAACAGTGGTGCAGAAATAAAGCAGGACAATCTGAACGAGAGACATAATAACCTCGGTTGTATTTACGACATGTATTGAAAATGTGCAGGCTAAAATTAATAGCGATGCAATATAAAAATCATGCAGGTCCATCAGCAGGCAAGTGTAAAAGTTAGCGGGATTGCATCTTCCATGAGAGCCATTTCCCTTTCACAAATGAGTCAAAGCCCATCTGCCCGACCTCGTATCCAAAAGTCAGTGCTCCGACACCATCCCCTTTGGGGTTTCTCAGCACCAAAATATAGGCGGGCGACTCTGGTGCATTTTGCATAGCATCGAGGTAGTAGAAGCCCGAAGCCGCGGTGCGTAACCATGTGTGGAAATCCCCTCCCTGGGCGGCCATAGGAATCCCCAGACCAAAACTCCCCATTTTCAGTAACATTTCCGGTGAGACATCTGTCGGCGTGGGCTGCACATCATGCACGGCACCGGTTTTAAGGCCCAGATTCACTCTGGCTGCGGTTTGCGCAGGCACGCCAGCCGCCGTTATCTCCGACAGGTTATTCCCTTTTTGCAGCGCACCTGTAATGCGGGCGTCATCGCCTGCAGCCACAGTGTCTTTGGTGATGCCCACACCCAGAACGGCAGCGCCTTTAAGCTCCAGGCTGGTTCTGGCTGCTGCTTTGTCCTTTACGTCGGCAAGATTTTTATCGGAATGCAAAAGGTTATCCAGCCGCGTGTCATTCGTCGTCAGAAAGACTTTTTTCAGCGCCGTCAGAAACTGGTCGTTGGTTGCCTCATCCGCTTTGATACCGCCTGCGGCCAGTATGGTCAGGATTTCACGCTGCGTGCTGAGCAGCGCCGCCTGGTTATCATTGGCGTATTTCGGCGTGACGATGGTGGCCAGCTCGCCGGTTTGCGTGTTTTTCCCGTGAAATAAGCCGTCCGGCGTAGCGATAGGGTCAATTAACGGTTTCACTTAAACTTCTCCTGAATACTTGAACACACATTCGGTGTGAGCAGGCTTGAGACGGCGGAACATTTCTTCCAGTTTCGGGTCACCAGACTCCTCCAGCCGGTCGCCGACAGAGGATTCTCCGACGCGGAAGTAGTAATTTTTTTCCGGTGTCCCCTGAACGTTCACTAGCCAGCGCCACATTGGCGTATCAGGCTCATCAATGGTGATGGTATAGCCCATGGCAGCCGCCAGGCTGATGAAGTAGGCCCGGCTGAGGCCGCCCGTCTCGGCCAGGGCAGCCATGACCTTGTCGCGTCGCTGCTGCAGCGTGTCACCACCGCCCGGTATCAGGGCATAAACACGCTCCCAGTCCGGCAGCGTGTTGGTGGCCGTCAGCGGATCGATGGCGCTCAGCAGGTCAGAAACGCACTGCTCCGCCAGCGTCAGTAACCGGGCATCCGCCCGGAGTTCTGCTCTCAGGCGTTCGCCGTTCGGGTTGTACGAGACCGGGGGCAGCAGCAGGGCCAGCAGGTTGACGTAATCGTTACGGGTCATGATGTCTGCCCCTCAGCCTGCAGTGGCGTGATGGTGATTTTCCCCGGCCGGACCCATTCCACTACAGTGGCACTGACCACCGGCAGCAGGTTTGCGGTCGGGGTGCTGATACGGTAGTCCAGCACCCCCTCGGTGTCCGATATCAGGGCACCAATCTGGGTCACAATCGCTTCCTGCCCCGGAATCAGCGCCGCAAACCACGTCTGAAGGCTGTCAGTAATCGCCGTTGTCACTGCCGCCATCGTCGTTTTATCGCTGATGCCGACGGCGACGGTCACATCCAGCGCTTTCTCGGTGGGGGCCAGAGCTTTGAAGTCCTTCGCCGTCACGGGCCTTACTGTGTCGATATAGTGCTGTACGGCGTCCAGGGTGACCTGTGATGGCAGCCCGTGGGCGGCGGTAATCACCACATCCACTGTGCCGAGCCCCCGGCGCAGGGGAAACACCCAGGCCCCGCTGACGCCTTCCACCGACATGGCCCACACTTTATAGTCGTGGGCATTCCCGCCTGCGGCGGGCTGACGCATGACGTCCAGCAGGCGGGCCAGCAGTTCGCCGTCAGTCTCTGTATCGGTGCCGCCCGTCATGACCCCGGCGGTCACGGTGCTGTCCAGGCCCGCCGGAGCAGAGACCAGCGTCGCTGCGATACCAGCGGGCAGATTGCCCCCGGTGCCTGGCAGGGTGGCTTTGGCGCTGACCGTGGCATGCCCGCTGGCATCCAGCACACCGGCTGTGGTGGTCTGGTACAGCGTACTGTTGCCCTTCACCCGGAAGGCAAGGCCAGTGGCAAACGCGGTTTTTGGCGTGCCGGTCAGGGTAACGTTGCCCGCTGCAGCTGCGGCCGCCTTCTTCGTCAGGCCACGCAGGCGGGCATGCATTCCCAGCCAGTCGCTGTCGGCCGTATCCGGGAACGCCTGGCGCAGGACCCAGCCCGTATACTGATACAGGCCCTGAACCACAGAGGACGTGGCGTTCGCGCGGACAAAGTTGTCGCTGTCCGGGCTGGTATCGGCATCCGGGAGCTGGTTGGTCAGCTCATCCAGCCAGTTCTTCACGAGGTCTGCATGGGCGGGGATCGAAACAGGCATTATCAGCTCACTTGTACCGGGTGCTGAAAGGTCGCGGTTTTACCGTCGGCCTGCTGCACCCGAATGGTTAAATCAATCCAGCCGGGGCGTTTACGCACGGCCGTGACGTTAACAGACTGCGCCCGCCCGTCGGTCACCAGTGGCTCCAGCGCCTGCCAGGCGTACTGCTCTGCCAGGGCGCGGGTCTCCTCCGTGTCCTTACGCGGCAGCAGGTGCAGGCGTGAGCCTAACAGCGGTGCAAACAGCCAGCCGCCGAGTGGCGTTTTAAGGCGCAGTAGCACGGCATTCTCAAGCCGGGTAGTCCGGGTGCCAGTGTAGTCGCCGGTATAGGGGTTGAGCATTCTGTCCATGCGGCCAGAATATCGCGCGCGCGTGAGGCGCACATGTTGCGGGGGCGAAGCGGGTAACTCAGGGGAATGCGGGGAGAACACAGAAGAAACAAGCCTGCCTGCGATATGGCTCAGGGCGTGCCACCCCGGCTTTCGCCGGGGCTGGCGGATATCAGTTGTGTGGTGGCCCGGAGTCGCCATCCGGCGTGTTGTGTTTGTGGGTGCCGATTTCGACGCCGTTAATTTTGACGCTACCGGAGGTGATGGTGCCGCTGGCATGGTTGATGCTGCCTGTAATCGTGGCGGTTGAGCCCTGGCCATTGTCCCCGCTGATGGCCATGCCGCCCTGACCTGTCAGCAGGCCTTGCACGGTGACCTTCTGGGTGGCAGTCATCTGTGGGGTTTCCACCGTCACGCTCTCTGCGGCATCAATTAAGGCCTTTTTACATTTCACACGCCACTCATCGCAGGTGGTCTCGATGATTTTGCCTCGCTTCAGGATGACGGAGGCCCCTTCATCGGTGTAAATGGCCACTTCACCAGGCTGCAGGGCCTGAATGCGATACTGGCTGTGCTCGGTGGCAATCACGATACCGTGGCTGGTATCGCCCCCCAGTGGAAGCACAATGGCCATCGCCCCCTCGGGCGGGACGGTGGTGAGGCCGTAGTGCTGAAACAGCTCCACGTCCTGAAGGGTTTCCGGGGCCAGTCCTTCGAGCTGGGTGGTCTGCACGCCACCCGCCGTGGTGATGCGCGTGAGTTTTGCCCGGAACGGACGGCGGATAGCGCCCAGGGCTGTCGCGATGCGACGGTTCATAAGGGCGATGATATCCATCAGTGTATCTCCTGCCAGGTATTCCACAGTAGGGGCTTGCCTTTGCCCTTGTGTTTGCGGCGCGAGCGCGGGAACGCATCCGGCACCCACACCCCGTCCTCTTTCAGGGTGAGCGTGGTAATAAGCGGCTGGCCCCGACCGCCGCTGATGCGGCGCGACATCATAAAGAACGTCCCGTCGATGCCATACAGGTCACTCTGAATATTCACCCGCTGGCCCGGCGTCCACGGGATACCGGCCGGGCTACGCAGGCCGCGCACCTCGACGGTGAGCGTCAGCGCCTTCAGGCGGGAATCCGAGAGCAGTTTTTTCGCGCGGGCGGTGGCCATGTCGTCAGTGTCGGTGTCGCACATCGTCTGAATCAGCGGCCGGTACAGCGTAAAGCCGCTGTCGGTGGCGGTGCCCTTGCGGTTATGCACCCCGTCATGCTCCCGGCTCCCGTGCCCCTGTGACAGGACGGTGACCTCCGAGTAACGCCCGGCGATACTGCGCTGCCGGGTCAGGCTGAGAATATTGCTCCGGCCATCCCGATTCAGCACCAGGGTGGCCACAGGCGGGGCGCTGTAATCCGGCCCCCCGATAATAAAGGTGCCATCGGGGGCCACCCACGTCCACAGCCCGTTGACCTCGGCGACTTTCTGGAGCGCTTCCCAGGCAGTTTCGCCTGGTTCAACGTTAAATTTTTTCGGGGCAACCGATTTATCCGCGTGGATGGCCACCTGGCTGATGCCGAACGGATGCACAATGCGGGTGATAACTTCCTGCAGCGTCATGTTCTGCGCCGTAAAGACCGGGGCGGAACAGTCCACCAGGGCCCCGGCATTGTCCCGCCCGGCAATCGACAGCTCATGGCGGCCCCGGCGCAGCCCCTCGGTGATATCGTCAATCAGGCCGGTCATCAGCACATCGCGCCCGGCGCTGAGCACCACCCGCGCACCGGGTTGTACTTCTGCAGGCAGCGTGGCGGTTTCAATCCCGACGTCGAGCTCCCAGGCGCCCGCCGGGGTCAGAAACGACGCATCCACGGTGAAGCGCATCCAGTCGTGATGGGACACGCCGCCGACGGTCAGCGTCAGGCGCTCGTCGCGGCGGTCAGGCGAATTATCGGGCCCACGCATAGAGTGTCATTCCAGGCTGAAGGTCGCCGGGATTGCCCAGCGACGGGTTAAGGCGCAGCAGCTCCTGCGCACGCTCAGGGTCGCCGTACCAGTCGAAGGCCAGCAGATGCAGGTTCGCCCGGCGGGTGACGGGCCGGGTAATCAGCGGCGGGCGCTGCTGAATCAGCCCCATGGCCTGCGCCTGAAGCGTCCAGGCGGTACGCTGCAGGTCGCTGATAATCGCGCTGTGGGTGCGGGTGTCTGCGGTGAACCCGGCCAGCGCCGCCGTGGTGATATCCTGCTGCATGGCGGCCCGCGTTTCTCTGAGCGCGGTCATTACCGGGCGGCGGACGTCGTTCACGATGGCCTCAATCCAGGTACTGGTGAGCGCCGGGGCGGCCACTTCGTTCTGCATAATAGTGGTGGCCACGGCCGCCAGTTCACTGACCGTGACCAGCCGGGCCGTGCGGGTCAGCAGTTGCGTATCGCTGGCCCGGACCGCCGTCACCTGGCTCAGCGGCAGGGCAAAAGGTCTGGTGATGGTGGTGACGCTCCGGGCGTTAATCCACGCCGTCGGCAGCGACAGCACTTTCCCGGCGAGGTGCGTGGCCTGCTGCCAGTCCGACTTCACGCTCTCCCCGGTGAGGTTCAGCGTATCGCTGAAGGTGCCCAGCATGCCTTTAAGGTCACTGATAAGCGCCGACGGCGTATCCAGCAGATTGCTGACGCTGGCCACCGCCCCCTGAATCTCCCCCCGGACCTCACCCAGCAGGTATTCGCCCTGGGCAATAATGGTGTTGATGCGCTCCACGCCGTTCTCGAGCTTACGGATATCTTTCATGGCCGTGCTGAAGGCAGAGGCGGCGCTGTCGAGCAGATGATTGCCGGTGGAGAAGATGCTCTCCGGGGCCTGATTCGCAGACGCCGTGGCGAACAGGGCCTGCTCGGTTCCAGCCTCGGTAAAGACCAGCTCCACGGTGACCGCGTTGAGGGGCTCCACCTGTTTTTCGACCCCGGCTGACATAAACCGGGCGTGTGGAATAGAGCCGTACACCGGGTGAACCAGTTCGCCGGTGTCTGCGGATTTAAACGTGGTTAAAAGCGCCTTTAACTGCTGTTTCCAGTCATGGCCAAACAGAAAGGCCGTCAGCTTGAAGGAAACCGGGCGCAGGCCGTGGTCCTCAATCGTCGCCCCGTCCTGATACGGATACGCGTAGCTGACGGTATCGCGGGCCAGCGCGTCACTGGTTGACAGACATTCGAAGGGTACGCCCCGGAATGACGCGGGCAGCAGCTCATCAATACCGGCCAGCGCCGCCAGCTGGGAAAGCATATCGGTCATGAGCCATACCTCCGG